AAATCGGTTGCGGCGTCAGGCCATTGAGCATGTAGACGCGCCGCCCCTTCTGATGCGTCTGCCCGATCCAGAATATCGTGTTCTCGCTCGCGACTACCGAAGTTCCGGACGCCACGCCGATGTTGCAAGTCGCCTGGATCACAGGGAGCAACGGCGAACCGGGCGGCACGTTACCTGCGTCGTAAAAGAACGTCGTCGAGAATGTGCCGAACGAGACAATGTAGTTGTAGAGCTTGTTCACCGCCGCGCCGGGATCCGCCGACAGGCTACCGTTGATCGTGTTCAGAGCGTTCCACGTCGCAGGCGTGTTCAGGTTGCTGTTAGTGAGAGTACCGCCTGGAGTGAGCACGAACACGTAGCCGTCAAGGTACGTTACGCCCGGTACGGTCGTCGCCGGGTAGTTCACGTCTGTGACTTTCGTGAGCGTAGAGCCGTTCCAGATATATGCGTTGGTGTTGTTCTTGAGAAACACCGCCGTGCCACCAATCCCGGTCAAAACGAACTGGTAAGGGCTTGTAGCGTCGACCGCTGAGGTCGCCACGCCATTGACAAAGAATTCCGTCCCGATGATGGCGAGAACTTGAGTTCCGAACTGGAAAAGGCCGAGCCCCGCCGCTGCGGTAGCCGTGAATACAGGCTGAATCCCGAATCGCCGTTCGCAAAGGATTTGACCGTTTGAATTCTTCGTCGCGTAATAGTTATACAGGATCGCGTCACTCGTCATCGTCGGATCACGAGTTGAGATCGTCTGCGCGAGTTGGAGGCGGTTGCCGCTACCTTCTTCAGCCATGGCGTGAATATCCACGTCGGTCCGGCGTGAAGAAGGTCGAAGCCTCCTCCTGATCCCAGTTCAGCATATCTTCGAGGTATTTGTTCGCGTTGCGTTCCACGCGCGCCGCGATTGACTCAGGCACGTAGTATTCCGGCAAGAGTTGCTCCGCCAGGCCCCATTTAAGCGCGTTCATCCACTCGATCGGGAAGTCGAAACTGTCCGTCGAGTTGATCACGTCCGCGATCGGGCGTTGGCAAGTCAGGATTACGATGTTCGGGTTGCTGTCCGGGGTCAAATACAGGCTCAAAATCCCGTCATTAAGCTGCGGATCGTAATAATACGAGTTTGGCGTGCCTTGGTCCGTCTTTTGGCCTAACTGGTCGTATTCCTGCCGTGAAAGCTGAATCAGCGGCACTTGCAGCGGGAACGGGCCGGCGGGCAGCGCGTACTGGAGCCTCGCCATCGGGATGCGCAACACGCGATACGCCTGGAGCCCCGGCGTCGTCGAGTCCGGGCCGATCAGATATTGCGTCTGCCCTTGAACAACCGTGAACGAGAGATCCGTTACGCACCAGAGCGGATAATTCTTGCTCATCCAGTACTTGATCATCAGGTTCAACGCCTGCGCGGCGTTGTTGAGATCGGTATTGGGCGGGGGCGTGTCGTCGTTGAACTGGCCGATCAGACGAAACGCTGCTTGAACAAGCGTTTGCTGATTGACGGAGAACGTGAAAGTTTGGGCCATTAGCGTGCGCGCCTCGCATTGATAACAACTGTAGCACTGGCGACGCCGGGGTTGAAGTTCGCTTGAACCGTGCAGAAAAAGTTGGTTACCGCGGACACGTTCACCCGGAAAACTGGGCTAGAAATAATCTGCGTAGTTGGATTGAAAGAACCTGCCAGTGCCGTAGTAGAGCCAATTTGCGTATTTACTACGCCGTTCGTAGGGCTCAGAGAGACAGTTATAGCGTTAAGCGCCGTAACCCCGGAAAAAAGAAACAGGCTCGTCGCGCTTATATCCCAATCGCCGGCGGTAAGAGGAATGCCGAGCACAGACTCCGGGGTTCCACTCGCGATCGGAATAGTGCCGCTTGCCGCCGTCAAGTACTCGCCTACGCTCCCCGCATTCGCGTTGTCAGCTACCTTTGTGCCTACAATTCCGAGCGTCGTAGAAGGCGTCACGGGAACCGCAAGCGCGGCGAAGTTGCCTTCGGCCGCGTTCTCGAAGTTGCGCAGTTCAAGCGCGATCGTGCGCTGGGAGACGATATCCCCTGCGTTCCACGACAGCGCTGAAGTGCCGTCTTGTGCGCGCACGATCGAGAAAATGTTTCCCGAAACCGCAGTCACCTGAACGATTTCGATAAGCGTTTGCGTCGCCGCATCAGTGAGCGTCGCATAAAAAACCTGCCCCGCTGCCGGAGCCGGAAATGCCGCTGCCTGTCCCGCGTTGAGCGTCAGCGAAGTAGCCGCCGCTGTGATCGCGGAATTCAGTGTTCCCGCTGCGTTGTTCGCGTACAGAAGGTTTGCCATTACGGGATCTTATGGATTGACAGCGTTGTATTAATCGCAGTCGCGTTAAGCGTCAACGCCGCACCGTTGTTCTGAAACGCTTGGACCGTGATAGTCTGTCCTGCGGTCAGTTGTACCACGCCCGAAGCCTGGACACTAACGGTTGAGGTTATCGCCGAGGGTGAGTAGAAACCCTGTATCCGCATCACCCCGTTGACTACGATCGTGACGCTTCGAGTCGTGCTAACTACGTTCAACACGTTGGCGAATGTCAGGATCGTGTCGACATGGTAGAACCCCGCAGCGGGCGCCGTGAAAACACCTGTTGCTGCGTTGAAGTTCGTATTCACCCGGTCGTATACTTGCGTCCATCCTGTAACCGTGGTGTTCGCCGCGTTCGGGATCGATTGCCCGCTGGTGTTGCTGTACATCAGCGCGTCGTTGCCCGTCGTGCTGAAAGTACCCGTTACGACGCTGTTACCTGTAGTCGGCACGGCGCCAATCCCAAGCGGCGTATTTGACAGCCAAACGTCGTTCTGGCCGTCAGTCTCAACGATCACGCCGCTGGAATTGTTCGTACCTTGCGGGAGAACGACGCCGCTGCCTGTCGTGCCGCCGGAGCCGTTACTCAAGAAAACCGTAACGGTAAATGCGCCGGTCGTGTTGTTGTTGAACTGGACGCGGCGCGATGCGGTCAAGAACGTGCCGCGCTGAATGATAAACGTGACGTTGCTGGTCAGAACGCCTGTGAGCGTCACCGTGCGCTGCCCCGGGGGGACATCGATGGCCGTTACCGTGTTACCGGTCGTGTAGCCTGTGCCGCCGTAGATCACCTGCACCGTCGTCACACCGGTGCCCGATACTGCGGTCACGCGCACGATAGCGTCGGTATTGCCGGTAGGCAGAAGCAATAAATCGCCGACCGCGTAGCCTGATCCCGGATTCGAAATGGTCAGCACGCCACTAACCACGCCCCCGCTCGCAAAAATGACGATCTGCGCACCGGTGCCGTTCGACGCCTGGTTGTAGATGCCGCCGACAACCGGAAAAGGAACCGTTGCGGTCGAGCTGATAATCTGCTGGTTCACGAATGCGTCGGTGGCGACCAGGGTCGTATTGTCCGTGCGGGGTTGCGTGGTCCCGTTCGTGACGATCAGGTTCGAGAACAGCGGCACTTGGCCGGCTCCCTGACTGACAAGCACTGTGCCGGCGGCGCCAGGGGGCGCGGTATTCAAAACGCCGGCAGTGCCGCCGACTAGCACGCTGCCGGTAGCGACTGCGGCGAGCCCCGTTCCGCCTTGCGTGACCGGAATCACGCCGCCAGGGAACGCGCCAGCGAACACTTGAAGCATGGTGTACTGCGCGAGCGTCGGAACACCACCCACGAGTTGATAGCCGACGACGATATCCGCGTTTGCGATCGGCAGGCGCGGAGTCGGGAATTGTCCGAAATTAAGCGACATTACGGTCCTGGAACGGTCTGTTGATCTTGGATTTCCAGTTCTGTACCGGGAACCAGCGGGGAGACTGAAGCGCGCGTACCGCTTGGCTGAACGGTCGTCGTGAACGAAACAATGATGTCGTTCGTGAAATCGATCATAAACGCCCCGTAGAAATCCGTAATGGCTAATGATACCGGATTTGAAACGAAAGTCGGCTTAACGTCCGGACGACCCCAGGGAATGGCTTGCGGATCCGGGATGCCCCGCACGAAGTCTTGGGGCTGGCGTGGATTCCAGTCTTGGCGGCAGCACATAAGACCGTCCCAGCGCTCTTTCAAATCGCCAGAATGGTATTTCATTCCGCATACATCGCAGATTACTAGCCACTGGCCTTTCTTCCAAAAATCTGCGCGCCCCATATTGGTTACGCCGGGTTGAGACCGTTCTTCACCAGGTAGAGCGTAAGGGTCCAGCTTTCGAACACGGTAGCGCTGGCTCCGGTGGTCGAAATATCGATACCCCCGGTCGAGCCTGCGATCCCCGCTTGCTGGTAGAGCCCGCCGAAGTTCTTGAAGTACTTGTTGGCCCGCCCAATGCAGTTATAGAATTCGACTGGGACCGTCGCGTCCCAAAGTAAGGTAACTTGGTACGCCGCTTCCGCCTGGATATCCCACTCGATCGTGTCCACGCGCAACGAAGCGGCGTGCTGCCCCGTGGCGGGGTTGATAATGCCGAGAGCCGAAGGCAAGATCAATGACGTGACGCCTAGGTCCGTGCCGCCCGCTCCCGCGACGACGCCGTTATTGCCGTTCACGAGAAGGATCGCATTACGCGGCCCATCTTCCATCACGCGAACTGTGAAAGTTGCCGCCATGCTAGACCCCTAAACTGACTGTCAAACGAATTACGGTTTGGTCGGCCGGAGCGACAGGGAACGTCGAAACAAGTGTCTGTCCGTTCACTGTCGCAGTGACCGCGCTACCGTCACTTGAATATATCGATAGCAACCGCTGCGCGATCGTCGTTCCGGGGAGCCCGGTACCGATAAACAGCGGCCCGAGGAACGTTGTCAGAACGGTGGACTCGCCGTCACCGATCAGCGAAAAGACAAGGGTTACCGGTGCGGTGAACGCCATGGTTTAACGCTCCTTGGAAGCGCATACGAAATCAACAGTCATCGTAGTGGCCGCAGCGGTCGCGCCGTTCGACACGCCGAGCGTAACATTCAAGCTGACGGTCGGCAGCACTACAGGTGCCGCCACTTGCGGCACGCCAGCGGTGCGCGCGATCGTGCCGGTAGTCAGGGGCGGCGACAAAGGCCCAGTGCCTGACTGAGGGATGAAGCCGATAAGCTGGTTTGCCGCGAAAATCTGAATGTCGCCGTGACGATTCAAGTACCAGGCCAAGTCGAAATTGGTGTTCGCCGCGTAGTTGGCGATTGCGCCGACCGGGATCGGAACCGTAGCTGAAACAACCGAGGCTTTCACAACGATCAGGTTGATCGTGGTCGAGCCGGCTGCTTTGTTGAAATAAATACCGTCGGTGATCTGGCCCGCCGTGAGTGGCGTCGCGGTCGTGTTGACCAATCCCGCTACCCACGCGTTGGTCGTGAGCGTCGCGACCTGCATACGGCATTCAAAAAACTGCTTTTGCGGGGGCGTAGCCGTGAAACTGGCCGCTGGCAACTGGATCGACGACGCGGAGCCTGCGGCTGCCAAAGTGGTGAACAGTGCAAGACCGCCGTCGCCGGGGGTGTGCACAACCGAAAGAGCAGGCGTGGGGGACACCGTCCAGGCGCCAGTCGGGCCGAGTTGGTTGTCGAAATCGTCGAAAAACTGATGGTAGAACGCCGGGTTGCCGTTGCCGCAGTCTGCGTAAGGGCCGGTCGGGGTATCGGTCGTCTGACCGCTGGGGTTGCGTACAGGCGGCTGCGAATTAGTTGCCATTCTTTAACTCCAGATATTTACCAACCGCTCTTGGACTTCAGCGGAAATCGTTTCTTGCCGGGGCCGCTCAGACATGAGTGGGTTCCCGCGTCGTGACCGGGAATGCTCGGCTGGTCTTTGGCGATCATATTCGGCGGGTTCTCAATCACCTTCCGAGCATCGGGACCGCCGACGATGCGCGCGCCATCGCGCAGCACATCAGGAGCGTTTTTCTTGTTTGCCATCAGTACATGACCTTTTTGTGCTTGATGCGCGTGCTGCCCGTCTTCTTCGCCGCGCCGCGCGCCGGCTTGGAAGCGGCCAGCAACTTCTCAGGGCCGCTCATGCTGATGCCGCCCTCAACACCCTTCATTTTCTTCTTGGGCTTGTGGTCGACTGTCATTTTCCGTTTGGGTACCATTATGATGCTCAAGTATTGTATCGCG